TTCAGCGGAACTCAGACTTTGCGCCGCGCTGAATTCCCGGAATTCAGGCTGAATTGCTTGCCGTTCGTGGAAGTCACAAACCTGTCGAAGTGTACGTTGAAACCCTCTTGCCGTTCGCCTCGACCTGTTCATACGTACAATCGCCCGCTGTCTGCAAATCCTGCAGGATGTCGAGTCTTTGTTTCGGCGTCAGCTTGCGAGTGCGTCTGGTGATCTCTGTCAGCGTCCACGGCTCGCCAGGACGCTCCTGAAGCAATCGCCTGACCTGCAGGACCAATTTGCCATACTCAGACCCTGCAACGTGTCTGTCGGCCCCTCGCAGCATTCTACGCGTCAGCCAGTTGTTCAGCCGAATCGCCAGATCCGCGTCCGCCAGCCGAATGACCGGCCACTCCTGCCCGGTGCACCGACTGCAGGCAAACAGCAACGCGAGTTTGTTTGTTTTTTCCGCGGCTCGACTCCAGATCGCCGACCTCACCGGGTCCTCTGTCATGCGTCGCTCGCTGATTTCGACGGTGTGCTGGTGAAGTCTCTGCTGTGCCTGTTCGTCACGATCGACGCGCCGCGGGCTGGCTCCCGGCGGATTGATGTCGCTGAGATTGCCATCGCCTCCGGTGTCCAGATCCAGCCACCACCGCGCACGGGCGACGATGTCGCTCGGTACGTCCACCCATTCTGGCTCCTGATAGTGGACGTAACCGGGACTTTCGAACACCAGACACCGCCCGATCAAACCGCCTTTCAAATTGTGTTCTGTCAGCTCAGACCAGAAATCTTCCGGGCACGCTGTGCCGTAAATGATCGCGTGCGGGTACTCCAATTTCTTGACCTTTTTCACGTCGCCATATGCGTCGGAAATCCACTCCGAATCGGCACTGGAAAACAACTGCATCAGGACGGCAGAAATCTGAACCAGATGCGGGCTGCCCTTGTCCTGCATGGCCATCACCAAATGTGCGATTTCGTCCAGTTGCCACAACGTCCGCCAGTGCTCCGCCATGCGTGCGATGATCCCGGCATGACTGCCCACACGCTCCGGCCCGACTGTGTCAGCGTGTCCGGCCTGCCGCAGAATCAACCTATTGATTTTCCGCCCGTGGTCCTTGCCAGATCCGGACAACGCCAGCCCGATCACATACAGATTCGTGCGTGTCCTGACTCTGTCGATCACCTTGCCCGCCGTCAATGTGCTCATCAACGCCAGTGCTGCCGCCAGTGCCAGTTCAGGCAACGGATAGTGTGCCGTTGCCAGATTGTGCCGGACAACGTCGCCGATCAATCCAGGGACCTCCAGCAGTTCGGGCGGGAGTGCTGATTCCGGATCGACCTTCCGCGGCTCTTTTGAAGGCTTCGGCGCGACGAACGCGGACAGATCCAACCCCGACAAATCCACCCGCTCAGCAGGCAGCTTGTCGGCTCGCGGCTTGCCGTTTGTCCTTGCGCTCGCAATCGCTCGCTGCAGTTCGTCGTCCGGCAATGGTGACGCATTGCGGCTGTTCCACACCTGCATCAATTCGTTGACCTGATCCGGTGCCAACCGTTGCCCGCCGCCATCCGTGAAGGCCCAAAGATTGCCAGCCACGCGGAACGCTTTGTTGTTCCGCTCGCCCTCGCTTGCAGGCTCCACCGACTGCATCCACGCTGACGCTCGCTGCATCAATGCGTCCGGCTGTGTCGGTGCCGGTTGCTGCGCCTTTTTGCCGGTTGCTGCAGGTTTTTGCGGCTTCGGTTCCGGTGCCTTTTGGCTCAGGTATTCCGCGCACAACCAGTCTATGACGGCCTGCCCGTCCTTGATTTCATCGCACCCTGCGTACACCTCGCCTGTAATCGTCCAGAATCGTGAGTGGTCGTAGCATTCGATTTGCTGCTTACCCTCGCCGATCTTGTGCGTGCACCTGCTGCCGTCCGGCTTGCGTGCCCTCGTGATGAATTTGATTCCCAACCCACTCGGGCTGACTTCGCTGTAGCTGACCTCAGACAGTCGTGCGACCAACTCCCACGCCCACGGCTTCAGACTGCCGTTGTCCTCAAGACAGCCATCCAAATCCACACCGCAATACGGTTCTTCCAGAAACGTCGCGATGCGGTCGAAGTGCTCGACCGTCTCGAACTCTGCCCACGTGCTCGGGTCGTTCGACTTCGCCGCTGTTCCGGTTGCCTGTGTGGGCATTTTCGTGCCCTTCACCAACTTCCAGCAACACCACCGCCGGAGATGTTTCAGTTCGTCCGGTACTCGCCTGTAATGATCCATCTCCAACGCTCCAAAGAAAAACCCACTACAGACGAGATGCGACCTCGCCTGTAGTGGGTTAAGTCCGGCAAAGCTGCCGGGTGAATCAATTGGGTGGCAGTGTCGCATACCGCCACGCGCATCCTACCACGCGCATCCGTGCGAGTCGATCACTATTCCTCAATCAGCCGTGACGCAATCTGTGGAAGAAATTCCAGCACGGAAGCAGCCAATATACTGGTGTCGTCGGGATGATCTGCCACCACCTCCAGCACTGGACGCAACCACGCCTGCAGTTTGTCGATAGCCGACCGCTGCCCCGCTTTGTAGTGGTTCTGCAGGCAGAGTTGATAGGTGTCGTTTGCGTCTTTCAGCTTTCGCGTCAGCGTCGTCACCTGCTCCTTCAGTTGCTCGACCTTGCTCGCTTCGCACTCCACCTGTCGCCGTGACATTTCCCCAGACTCACGCGCGAATTCGAGCTTGCGTGCGTGCTCGTCGCGTTCCAGCGTCAACGCTTGGACCTGTTCCCGCAACTGCTGCAGCTCGGCGTTCTCCGGCTCGCTGTCGCTCGGCTGCTGTTGCTCGATGCGTCGGCGGTACATTCCGTCCTTCAAGCATGTCTGTCCAGCGTTTTTTGTCGGCGACCATTCACCGTCAGCTTGCATCATGTCATGCAATTCCAGTTTTTCACCCTGACACACCCAACGCCAGCCCGGCCCGCTCGGGTCGTCTGTCTGCTGTGTCTGTTGTTCGTTGTTCACTTGCCGTCCTCCCTTTGAATCTGTGGCTCTGCTGCTGCAAACTTCGCAGCTTCGTTCCATGTTGTGTCGTCGATCGGCCCTCCTGCCGAAATCAGTGCCACCGCAAACCGCCGCGTCAGTTCTCGCATTTCCTCCTGCTCTGGCGTAATGGTTTTGTCGGCCCACTCGCCGCAGCGGTCTGTGGCGTGCGTCTTTGGTGCGCCCAAATTGCCCATTGGAACATGCCGGAAACACACGCCAATCGCGTGCTGATCGTTTTCCCACCACCTGCAATTCTCACACGTTCGTTCTGTCATCGTCTCACCCTCCAAAAATCAAAACGGACAATCCTCATTGAAGTCGTCTGGCGTCGTCGCCAACTCCCGAATCATCGTCGGCTTTTCCTCGCTGAACTCAGCCTGCACAATCCGATCCCACTGGCCTTCCCTTTTCACCAGCAACCTCGAAGGCTTCCGGGCTGACCCCTGATTCAACGCAATCACGGCTTCCGCCACGCTCGCGGGAAATGGGAAAACAGATCTCGCATCCCACCATGCAAACGCCTTCTGCAATGCAAATCCTTCGTGCTCGAAACACACCCATTCACGCACCACAATCCAGCCGAGATTTCCCGCAGGCATGGTATCGTCGCTGACGTAGTACGACACGCACAGCGTAGGTGGTTTGCCGGGTGTGTTCTTCTTTGCGTGCAGATGCCAGTGGACTTCCTGAACGTCGTACCATTGCGGCTCCGGTGCTCCCACAATAGATGAAGTCGTGTCGATTTCGTCACCGTGTCTTGGTGTCTGATCCATCTGCCGGACAAACAAGTGACCGCACTCAGGGCACTTGACGGCGGACAAATGGACCTCCTGTTTGCACTTTGGGCAAACCTTTGACGGTGCCTCGCTGCCGTCTGAATTGCGAGGTTTGCTGATCCCGTAATCATCCGCATCCAACGCTCCGTGCCGCTGCAGGTTGCCCCCGAAATCCAGAATCAGGCAGTCCGTTTTGCCCTGCGAAATCCGAAGGCCACGCCCAACGATTTGAGCGAACAAACCGGGTGACATCGTGGCCCTCAGGACGGCCACGGCGTCAATGCCAGGCGCATCGAATCCGGTTGTCAGCACGTCCACATTCACGCACCACCTCAGTGTGCCGTTTCTGAAGTCCGACAACACCCGCTGACGCTCCATTGCGTGCGTCTCGCCTGTGACCAGTCCGACCTCTTGCCCGGTCAGATCCCGCAGGGCGAGTGCCACCTGTTCCGCATGGCTGACACCCGCGCAGAAAACCAGAATGCTTTTCCTGTTTTCACAGGCAATCGTCAGCTCGCAGACGGCGTGGTGAATGATTGTGTCGCCTGTAAACGCGGCTTCCATCTCCGCCGCCACGAACTCACCGCCGCGCACCTTGACGTTCTTCAGATCGGCCTGACTGTCTGCCGGATTGTTCGTCAACTTGCTCAGATACCCGCCTTCAATCAACGCTCCGGTTTTGGCCTCATAGCAAATCCCGCTGAACAGCTTGCCCTCACCTGCCAACGATCCCTCACCCGTGCGGTATGGTGTCGCTGTCAAACCGACACAAAACAGCCTGCGGTTGTGTTGCTGAAGTCCGTCGAGGAATTGCCGATACATGCTCCCGCCGTCATCGCTAATTAGGTGGGCTTCATCAATCACCACCAGACCACGCCGCCCGAACTCTTCAGCGTCACGGTAGACGCTCTGAATGCCTGCACATATCACCGTGCTGTCGATGTCCCGTTCATTCAATCCAGCGGAATTGATCCCGACCTTTAGCCCGGTCAGACGCTGGATTTTGTCCGCGTTCTGTTGCAACAGTTCCTTGCGGTGTGCCACGACTAAAACCCTCTGCCCCCACTCGACCGCCTGCCGGATCAGCAACGCAATCACGATCGACTTGCCCGCCCCCGTCGGCAACACGATCAACGGATTTCCGCGCCCGTCTGAAATGAATTGCCATGCGGCTTGATTCGCTTCGCTCTGGTACCATCTCGCTTCCACAACCACCCCTCCCGCAAAACACCCGGCAGCGTTGACCGCTGCCGGGCCTCGATTCCCTCAACACACGGCCATCAGCCGAACGGATTCGCCGGACCTGCAGACGGTGCCGGATAGGATGTCTGCGTCAGTGGCTGACCGCTCGATCGCTTCGGGCTGTAGCCTTTCACCTCGTTTGTCGGCTTGCCGTTGTACTCGCTCTGTGCCACTGTGACGGTCAGCTGTCTGTTGTGCAACTGCTGACTGTCGGAAATACTGGCCAGCCCCACGGCGTCCATGATCGCCTTCAGCCGCTGCCGTGCGATGTTCGCCACGTCCGGCTTCGCGTGCCTGATGTTCAGACGGTCCCACAGCTTCGCGCCGTTGAACTGTGGATGGTTCTGCACCTGCAGGACCAGTTCGAGCATACCGGCCCCGCCTGACTTCGGCGTTTTCATGCCGCTGTCAACAATCACCGCCTGATAGTCACCCGCTGGAAGTGCCTGACGGACTGTTTCCGCCTGCACGTTGCTCATGTCCAGATCACTGAGATTCGCCATCGTTATCACCCTTTCACTTCTGAAGAAACACCTGTAATGTGCTGAGCATACGCCGCCCAGCTAAATTCGATTTCCCCCGGCATGTTCAGCCGATTTTTTGCCAGTGCTGCCGGAGTCTCAACGCACCGCAAATAACGCTCACTTGCACCGCTCGCAATGGTCCGTTCTTTGTTAAACCCCTGATCTTCCTTGCGGGTGTAGACTCGGTAGCTCGCAAACAGGACCTCATCGCACCACTCTTGCAACGTCGCCGATGCCTGCTCGTGAAGTGCTGGCTGGTAGCGGTCGTAGGAATCCAGTAACGGGTCCTGGTGCTTCTTGATCTCGGAGTGTGCCAGCAGAATGATTGTCATTCCGTGTTCGATCCGCAACCAGTCCAGACCCTTGATCATTTTCGCCCAGTAGACGTTTGCCTGCTTGTATCCGTTGCCATATCCGATGTCGGCAATGCTGTTTTTGCCAGCCTGCTTCGCGACTTCTTTGTGAATCAACGTTTCAAGCCAGTCCACGGTATCAATCGCCACCGTTCGGAAGTCGTGCTTCTGCTGCGCCAACCATACGATCGCCTCTGAAAACTGATCCCATTCATTGATGCGTTCAGTCTTCGCACAATCAATGTCTGCCAACCCGTCCTCCAAATTCAAAAACAACACGTCCGGTGCCTGCGCGGCCCATGACGATTTGCCAATGCCATGCGTGCCGTAAAGCATCACACGTCTCGGCACCACCGTTTTACCCCTCGTGATTTTCACTATTCGATCTCCTGTTCATCACTCATCAAACCTGATTGTCCGACCGTCGGCCAATCAATCGCATCTGTACTCAATCGCTCGCGGTAGTCCGGATGAATCCGCCGCGGGATCGTCCACGGCATTTCCCCAGGATCCCACCGGCCATGCGGCCCATCGCGTCCGTATTCCCTTGCTTCGCGTTCCCTTGCTCCGTCCTCGACGGCCCCAAAAAAAGGGGCGAACTGGTTTTCCGTCATGCGTCCCTCGTGACTGTGAATTGCGTCGTCTTTGTCTTTGGCGTGTAGACCTCAACCACGGTCCACCGGTATCCTGTCGATGCCAGCATATTTCTGACCGTCAGTTCCAATCGGTAGCGTGAAGGCAGCCGATAGGATTCACCAACCGCCAACGTTTTCAGTGTTGCCGCCATCCGTTCATCGCCGACCATACGTGCCCTCCTGCAACTCCGACCGCAGAATGTGCACGTCCTTCGGGGCGACGATTGCCAGTCGCGACTTGTCGTTGCGGATCTCCACCAGCGTAATCTGCACCTGCACTCCGTTGCAGTCGATCACGAACGATTGCTGTGGCTTTCGGCTGATCACCAACCGGCTGCATCCCTCGGGCTTCTCTGGCAACAAGTGCTCTGGCGTCGGCTCCTCGATTGCCGGTGCATCGTGCGGGAGTGCTGCGACCTGTGGTAGTTTGCGTTTCATGTGTCCTCCTCTGTACGTTCGATTCGAATGGTTGTCTTGCCACACTCAGACCACCGCTTTGCGATGAAAATTGACGCCACCTGTCGGTCATCTTGCCACGCTCCGCAATCCGTCAGTGCATCGCAGACGGCTTTCAGCACGTTGTCCAAATCCGGCTTGCCAGTGTGCTTTTGCTCGATGAGTTCTTCCCGCTTTTTGCGGCTCCACGACTTCGGCATTTCAAACAGCAAATACACTGCCAGATGCACTGGCCCCGTTATCGTTTTCCACTTGCCGGCCTTGGCAGTGAACGCCGCTCGAATCGCCGCCTTATATCCGTGAACCGGATGTGACTTTGGCAGATACGTGCGAGCACGTCCGCCGATTGTGCTGACTCTGTGCCGCGGTTGCCCAATTGGCTCGCCCAGCACGTCAAAATACAACTCAGTGCTCAAAATCGTTCCTCCCGCTCTGTGTGTCCCTGAGGTAATGCGACCGTGGAACGCTCCACGATACCGGCTTCTCTCGCATGTCACGCTGTCGCCGGACTTCCTCCGGCCACTCTCTCTGAATCTCCAGACACCTTTGCCGGATTTCCTCCGGTGTCGGGTCTGCTCCCCGTGGTCTCTGCGGATCAGGATTGACGGCGTTTGCCGGTGCCCAGACCTGCCTGCCGTTCTTCAGCGTAACCACATAGGCCACGCCGCCGTCCTGCAGCTCGATGATTGTTGAGACCTTGCCAGCCTGCCACATGCCTCCGCCGTCATCGACCAGCACCCGCTCACCCAGTCGCCTCAATCGGTTTGATTTCTTTGGCACTTCCACGCCTCCTGTCGTTGAATGGAAAACCACCGGCGAATCGTTCGCCACGGGGATCAGCCGCCAGCGGACCTTGTGAGTGCTGCGGTGGTTGTTGTTGTGTTCACTTGTTAGACACAACCAGTTTATCGAGTTGACTCATCACGTCACTCAGCATTTTCTGCAGTGTGTCCATACGCTGCATGATTTGCTCAAGGCTTGTCGTGCCCGCTGGTTCAACGCGTCTGCTTTGCTTAGCATTCTTGACGTTGATTCCACGCTCCTCTTGTGACGCTGGCAGGAACACGTCAGGCCATCTGTAAGACAACCGCTCAGTCGCAAGGCTGACTTGGTTGAACGTCACACGTACGTTATAGGACGCATGAAACCAGTCTATGAAGTCGCCAACGCCATACTTCTCTACCGCTTCGGCTCTTTCGATGATTGCTGCGTTTAGGCGTGCCTGCATACGTGAATCTAAATGCTTTGCTGGAAATGCTCTGCCGTCGCTCACAGTCGTCGTTCCCCTCATTCAAAAGACTGTCACTCATGCCGAAAAATCGCCCGCGCTCGCGGGCAGTAATAAAACGTCAACTTGCCCGGCTCACCCTGCCGCACGATCTCGCTGCCGAGTGCCTGCAGGTCCCGCAAATCCCGCAACAGCATTCGCGGTTCGGTGTACTGCAGCCGCTCGATACACTCGGCTTTCGTGCGTTTGTGGTGGCACAAAAACAACTCCAGACGGCGGAGTCTGATCAGGATTTGCAGGCGGTTTGGGTGTGTCACGGTCGCCCTCCCGTCAGCGTCTTGATCACCGCCAGAAACGCCGCTTTCATGCCCTCGCAATGGTGGTCCATTGCCGTGCCGTCTGCCTCCAATGTTCGCAGGTTGTCGCGTGCCTCGTCCAGCAGTCGCTCCAGTTGTGCGACCTCAGACCGCAGCTGCTGAGCTGCAGTAAACTCGGTCTGCCATTGGGCCTTCAGTTTGTTGATCTCGACTGTCTGCTCCGCCAGTGCTGAATTCGAGTCAGACCATCCCGCATACGTCTCCTGCAGTTCGATTCGCAGCCGATCAATCGTGGCGTTTGCCGTTTTCAGTTTCTCTTCCAGCTCGTAAATAATCCGCCCCGGATCTTCGCTCACGCCACCTGTCTGAATCTCGCTCACAGCCCCCGCCCTCCGTTATCGCCTCGCACCCGTCGCACGTTCTGCTTTGGTCGACCACCGACCACGATCCTCGCCAGCAGATCCATTCCCGCCACAATCAGAATCAGCCCCGCCACCCCAGCAAACGCCCCGCAGCAGAACCCAAACTGCACGTCATGGTTCCAAAGTGCTGCCCACTTTTCTGCATTCGTCATTGATCCCCTCCAATCTGAAACGCCACCACGATCGCCAGAACTGCCGCCAGCGCGGCTGCGATGATGTCTTGCATGGTTCACTCCTCAACGAACAACACGAAACAACCGGAACGCTGAGAACGCTCGCTGCGTGTAGCGGTTGCCGAACTCCGGAATCGCCCGATCTGTGACCGCTGACTTTCGGCCCTTGTTGTTCTGCGTGATCTCGACCACTCGACCAAGCTCGGTGAACTCCTGCTGACCGGAAAGCCGCTTCAGCATAACGTCTCCCGGCTTGACTCCCGCAATCTGTGTGATTTGTACCAGTTCGCGTGTGACGATGCGGACCTCGGGCTCCGTCTCATGCGACTCGCATTCCACGGCCCAATCAGTCGCCTCTGACAGCGTCGTTGTCCAATCGCTCAGCATCTCAAGACTGTTGACGTTCTGAACTGCGTACTGTGTAACAGGCATGGTTCGTTCCCTCACTCAAACAACTCACAGAGAAAAGATCCCGCCGCACTGTGCAGCGGGGGAAGGTGTTAGTGTCAGTCAGCCAGCTTCCAGCCGTCCCGATGTTTCTGAACCTTGCCTTCGCGGTGCAACTGCTTGATCGCTACCGCGAACTCAATCCGGCCAAACGCATACGTCAGCGTTCGAGTAAGCATCGGCCCGTATTTCTTCAGGGCGAACAGAATCTTTTCGGTCATCGGCAGTTCTGCTGTGCTCATTGTTTCGTTCCCTCAATCTCTCGTGTCATTTGGTCCCGCGTGTCACACTGCGTGACTCGCATGGTGGGATAGTACACCTATCGACGTATTGCGTCAATACCTTGAACAAAGATTTTTGGAAAATAATTCTGGATTCAAAACAGCACCCCCTGCCGCATCCGTTCGGCTGCAATCTCGCAATACTCCGGGTTGATCTCGATGCCGATGTACCGCCTGCCCATCAGCTTTGCCATTTTGGCTGTGGTGCCCGATCCGGAGAACGGGTCTAGAACCAAATCGCCTTCGTTGCTCCAACTCAGGATGTGGTCACGGGCGAGGGCTTCGGGGAAGATGGCCGGATGGTTGAACGCAACAGGGTCGGCACTCGATATGCCACCTCCTGCCGGTATATACCACACGTTCTGACGAACACCAATTTCCTTCCTGATTCGTTCCGGCCCATCGTATGCTGGCAGCGTTCCGTCTTTCTGCCTGTTCAATTTTGGCCGTGTTGCTTTTGTTCCGCCGTATAGGTTTGGTTTGTCCGCAATCAGATTGATCGCCTCCGGTTGCCCTTTCGCCAATACGAACATGAACTCCCACGCTTGCGAGTAGCGAACCGTTTCAGGGTACGGACCTTGCCGATGATAAATCATCGTATCATGCAACCGAAACCCGATCTCCATGAACCTGAGTGCCTGCCGGAATGATGTCCCGGTCTCGCTGCCGTCCACCGTCGCGTCATTCACGACCCACACCACCACACCTCCGGGTTTCGTCACACGCCACAACTGCTGCGCCACGCCTTCGAAGTCCCACGTATGCCCGCCGTACGTTCGCAGGTTGTCGTATGGTGGCGACGTGACTGTCAGATCCACGCACGCATCCGGCAACGTCCGCAGCGTCTCGACGTTGTCGCCGCAGATGATTTGATTGACTGGCACGCTCACCGCTCAAATCTCCTCACCTGTCAGGTTGTGGATTTCGATTTGTCGACCGCTGCGTGCCACTTCCAGCATCCCCAACACAATCTGATCGACAGTCTCTGCCGCGCCCTTCGCCGACAGGAATTCACGCGACTGGTACACGATCGCACTGCCGCGCCTGAATCGCCAGACATAGTACCCCGCCGTCGTTTTCACAATTTCAAAACGTATGCTCACCGTGTCCTCCGAATCTGAAACGTATTGCTGTCCAGTTGCTTCGCTCGAAACCGCAGGCTGTGCTTAAAATTCCGCTGCACCCTCCGCACGTCCCGCAGTTCCACGTTGTCCACTCGCCCCACGCAATCGACGCCCATTCGGCGAATCATGCAGACGATTCGCAGGTACTGTTCCTGTCGATGGATAACACACCTGCATCCGCAAAGGGTTTTCAAAACGAAGGACTTGCCATCCTCGACCACCACGCGAAACCGATACCCTCGCCCCAGTTGTTTCGCTGCTTCATTCGCCCTCGCGACTGCGTGCTCCAGGCTCAACAGATCGGCGCACACAAACGGCTTCGACTTGCCCACCCGCCAGTCTGGACTATCGGCAATGCGTACGATCTCCCGACGGCTGACCGTGATTCCGTCAGCTTCGATCTTCGTGCGCAACGCGGTGCCGTCGTCAGTGCATTCGTTGTAAAACGCAATGACTCGCCGCAATGGTGTGTATTGCTCACGCGGGATCTTCAACAGGACGGATGAACCGACGGCCAAACGGTGAAGGCTGTGTTGTTCGATGACGGGGTGAAGTCTCACTTTGTCACCTCCACGTATTCCCCGTTCTCCGGATTAACTTCGCATCGAACGTCCAGCAGACATATGCCAGTCAGTTTTGCAGTTCCGTTTTCAAACGGCCCTGTCAGCTTTTTCTCAATCACCAGCGAATTGCACGAAACGGTTCGCACAACACCATCCATCATCGTTGTCACCTCAACGCGAATCACCTGCCCGATATCAATCGGCGTGATGTGTTTGTCCAGTCTCACTTTGCCACCTCCTGCAGCAAAGCCCGCACACTGTCAACCCAGTCAGACACTGGCATTTCATGATGGTAGACTGGTCGGCCCGCATGGACCTCCTGAAACTCACAGGCACCTCGCCACACGTCCGCACGCTTTACCGCAATCGCATCGTCGTCGGACAGCGTCAATCGCAGTTCATTGCGCACTCGCTCGTCAATATCGACTTGCTGCTGAAGTAGCCATGAGTCAACATACGGCCTCACCACGTCCCCCGTCAAGATCTCGTGGCAGTCATGCAACAGCGCCCACAGCCTTACGGTTGAACAATGTGACGCCACGCTGTCATAGACCGCCAACGAATGCTGCAGCACACTGCAGCCGACGGCTTGGCCGCCGAATCTGTTGATCCGGTGCAGGCATTCCGCGACTCGCTGCGGATCATTGCGGATTGCGTTTGCTAACTGTTCTGGTGTTTGAATTAGGCTCATGGTACCTGCCCCTCCTTATGTGCTCGCCGAATCTCCGCCAGCACTGCATTCACAGCCTGCTCAGCAGTGGAACCAACTGCATGTGTCCACGGCCAGCCACCGCTGCGCACGCTCCAATGCGTCGGCCCGCCGACTTGCGGCGCACTGGCTCGCATCTCAGCAAAAAACAGATCTAACCTCTCTGTTGCGGCGTGCAGCTTGCCCGCCAGTTCGGCGTTCTCGTCGAGCAGTCGCTGCAATCGCAATTCCGGAGATAGGTATTGCCATGCCTCATGCCGGTCGGCCCGTTTCCGCGGTGGTGGTGGCGATGTCGGACGGTTTTTCGGCTGTTCGCCGGGTGGTGGTGGTGTAGGTTGTTTCGCACTCATGGTACCTGCCCCTCCGCGTCGTCCTCAATCAGTCGCATCCTCAGCCCCCGCACGTCACTTTCGATCTTCGCGATGCGCCGCATTACGTCAGACAGCACTCGATTGATCCGGTCAATCTCCGCCTGCAGATCCGGTGTCGGTTCCGGTGTCGGTGTCGGTGTCGGCTGCTCCGTGTCGCCGTCGATGTAGATTCGGATTTGTGCCATCACTGCACCCCCGGCTCGTAATACTCCGACACGATCGCCGCAATACCGTCTTGCCGCGTCGTGTAGCGTGCATCAATCCACCGCACGACCTCGGGCGGGAGTTTGACCACGCACGTGATCGCGTCCCGCGAATGTTTGCGGGGTCTGCCCATCACGGGCTTCTGTTCGGTCTTTGACTTCTTCATTGGTCGCCCTTTCGTTAAGTAAACACACTTCGCACCGCTCGCCCTCCCACGGGCAAAGCGGCTGCCTGCACGTCTCGCACAGTTCGGTCATGTCAACTGACTTTCTTCACTATCATCGCAGAACAAATCATCGTCCGGGCAGTTGCCCCAGCATAACCCAGCCCACTCATCCAAATCGCTTACACTCTGCACCTTGGGGTCTGCGTTTGGGTGCGTCAAATCGCCCCATGTGTGACCGCAATCGGCGCACACAAATTGCCAATCAGAGGATGTGGCACAACTGACGTTTTCATGCTTACAGGCCATTGCATTACTCCTCAATCACCAACTGACGGGATGCGAGAACAGCACGCGACTTGACCGCCAACGACTCAATTTCGTCGGCTGTCAGTGTCAGGCTGTGCGTCACGATAAACTTCAACACAGTCGCACGAACAAACGCAATCTGAATGCGACTGTCAACAAATCCCCACACCTTCCCGAACTCCAACACCACCCAGTCCGCTACCGTCACTTCTGCCCGCTCTGACTTTGCCATCGTCGTTTCCCCTCGTTCGTTTGGTTGTCGTCACTTGCCACACGTCAGATCATACATTTGTTTTCGGAAAGTGCAACCCCGAATCTGAAGTATTTTTGAAAAATAAAAAACCCCCGGGGTTTCCGGGGGTTTCGGGGGTGGGTGTCACTTTGTCCGCCACGCTATCAGGTCATCATATCGCCCGCTTTCCCGCAGGTCCTCGAACGTCCAGCCGCCCTCCCTTGCAAATTCGTAGGCGTCCAGTTCCGATTGAATATCTTCCACAACAAACACCCCTCCCGGCCTCAGCAGCGGCCACAACTGCTGCACCGCGGCTTGCTGGTGCTGCAGGACGTGGCTTCCGTCGTCGATGATCAGGTCAAATTGCTGCCCGCTCAACTGTTGCAGGACCGGCGAGAAATCCGGCGCAGTCGCCACAATCACCGGCAGATCCGGGACGGCGTTCCGGTCCACCCCGATTGCCTCCACCGGATAGCCCACGTGCCGCCATGCTCGCAGGCTCGCCCCGCGGAACACTCCGACTTCCAGAACCTTTGACGGCCTCAGCGTCTCCACTATGCCGTCGTAGAACGCCCCGTAATTGTGCAGGGTGGTTTTGTCCGATCCCTCATGCAACAGTGCCTGAGACAGCGTGAGGACGCCTGCAGCGGGTCTGCTGCGATGTGTCTGGTAATCCGGTGCACTGGGTCCACTCTCGGCAATCGCCCGGTCGACCGCTCGCAGGTTAATCGGGATTCGCTCTGACGGGATTCTGTTCAATCGCTTCCGCCTGTACTTGCTGATTGTCGGGGTGACAGCGTCACCGTGGCGAATCCAGATCCATCCCGGTTGATTGCTCACGACTCGATAGTGCCACTGCTCCGCGAATAAGTGGTGTTTCTGATCGTGCGGGGACTTCATTCCGTCCGTCACGATCGAAACAAACTGGTTGCCACGGTGGCTCCATCCGTACGCGCCGCTGCGATAGTACACGATGCCATGCGGCCACAGCAACGCCACCTCACCGAAGGACGGCGCAGCCGCATAGGTCAGCTCGCAGAATTCCATGCAAAGGCAGTCGTCGTCATCCATTCTGGAGACAACTTTGCGGCCTGCCGGTAGGTTGTAATTTTCGCCATACAGTCGCCACTCGCTGCGCAGCACCTGAATGACGTAACAGCCAGTTCCCCGGATCAGCTCCAGCCGTTCGGCTGCGTGCGGGTCGTCGGGATGTTGGGCAAGGTGCACGACGGGTTTCCGGGTCTGTGCAGCGAGCGAAGGGACGCAGGTTGTCCGGGTAATCGCCAGACGCCTCCGCGATAGCTCAGGGTCAGTGTAAACGCTCTGGATGATCAGGATGTGTGGTGTCACTGTTTGGCCCCCTCAATCACCGCCCTGTGTGTATGCCGCGGTCGCCGCTTGACCGTCCGCGGCTGCGTCCGTCCGACCTTCCTGAACGACGGCACAAATCCGCTGTCCGTTGTCTCGCTGGACGCCGGATCGGGCAGCAGCCCGGCAAGAAACTGCCTCATCTCCGGAGTCCAGCATTGTTGCAAGTGGTTGAGCACGTGACAACCTGCGGTCACTTTGGTCAATTCCTCGACGGTGTGACGATGCTGAATGCGTGCGAAAAACCCCCGCGTCCCGTAGGGTCGCCCCCTGTAAGAATTCCCGTACAGGACTTCCCACAACAGCGTCTGGTTCTGCAGGTCGAATTCCTCGAACAGTGCCGCCAGCTTCGTCCGCTCGACCGTATGTGGCAGGTGTGTTGCGTAGTCGTGCTGTGGTCTGCCTCGCTGCCTCAACTGTTCCATCGACTGCCATTTCCGCCGCTGCCATTGGTTCGAATTGTCGCGCGTCCATGGATACGCGCGGGGTGTGTCCAGGTCATCCCATGTGGTCTCTTTGATCAGATAAACGTCATCCATCATCCAGACGAATTCCGGATCAATCTCGGGGTGCTGGCTCATGGTCCGCATCTTCGCCAGCATGTCCCGAAAGCCTCTATTCGCACACGGCCCGATTCGCGGCTGGTCAATGACGTGCCCACGGTACCACGGCGGACGATCGCCGACGATTGTTGTTTTCACGGGCCCATCGAAAAAACGCTCCACGCTCCGCACGCTCCAGCGTAGCTCGTCGCCGGATGCTCCATTGTGCCAATACGGCCACACGAACTGCGTTGCGGATGTCCGCCGTTTGACTGTGCCACACGTGCCGCAGGACTTCGGGGCGGGGCGGTAGGGTTGAGATGTCACCGCGGCCAGTCGTGCCGAATCGCTTAGGTAGTCCGCGTTCTGTCGATAGGGGCATTCTGACGCACAGAACAGGACCGGCAGCCGTCCGCTGTGTATCATGTCCTGACTGTTGCCACACTCGACGAAGTCGCCGACTGTCTGCCCTTGCCACCTGCACCGGCTCATGCGGGAATCACCTCCAGCGTAGGCGGTGGCGGTGACGCGAACAGATACGGCATATCCCAAAAAATGACATCCCAGCTCGTTTCTCTCGATGCGTAAGTTGCGTCAAATCGTCGCACGCACGATATGTACAGCGGTGCTGTGTCGCGATGTACTAACCACGACCATCGGTAGGCGAAATAGTGGTGTCTCGTTGTTCTATTGAATGGCGGCAGTAGACTTGCGTTGGAAGCGCAATATGACCACGCATAGTACAGCGCAAAAAACGTTGTGAAACCTGGCTGCCCGTCGTCGATGCTCCACGCTTCCAGTTGAACACGCGGCCTGTTGAGTGGGTCATTCGCGCACGGTGCTGCCAGATCGCAATTGTACGCACTGACGTTGATTCGCTTTTCCGCGCTTGCCCAACTCTGGCAATGAATCGCGTTGACCACATTGCGAACTACAGGCCCTGTGTAAGCCGTCAGCAAATAGCCCTTCGCTGGACTGGTCAGCGTACAATTTCGAAATGACGGATAACCCAGCGGTGGCGGTACGATGTTGCTGTTGAACGTGAACAGCGAATGCGGAATGTTCACGCGCCACCGCGTCGGGAAATTGATACACGCCCCGCAATACTGCGGTGGCGCGTCAACCGATACTGAACTGTTTGACGCTGCCAAACTCGACGGTGTATCGACCGAAGGCTCTGACACCACGATTGATTCGCTGACTTGGTCTAAGCACTGGCACCCGCACCCAATCAGCATCTCACGGCCCTCCGGTCTCAGCACTCGCAGACGGCCCGCCCGCTGACGCACTCGCAGAACCAAACGAAAACGACTCCGATTGCGGCCCGCAGTCTGCTGCGTATGGTTGCCACTCGCCATCGATCCATTCGATTTTGATGTAACTGTCCGCGTCGATGCTGATGTTTTCGAAACGGTTTACGACGGTAACGGTTTCATCGCTCAGCTCCAAATCGCCTCCGGCTGTCAGATCCAGCAACCGCGCGGGTGCTGTGCTCGGGTCTGTCAGCGTGTCCACAGCCGCCAACAAATCGGCCTCCAGAATTGCCTGCCGTCGCTGCGTTCGCACGACTCCGGGAACCAGATTTGTGGGCAGTTCATTCTTCCAATATGCAAACCATTCCCGCGTCAGTTTCTTTAACTGCCGGATTGCCTCTGCACTCAGTTGGTAGCCCTGTGTTGTCATGTCAGCGGCAGACTCGAAAAGGCTTGCGTTTTGTAAACGTTGTACGTCAGGTAAACAGCGTTTGCTGTGGCTGGATTTGCTAACTGCTTCCCAGTGCCGTCCAGAAGCACTGGCGATGTCGGCAATTGACCGCGAACCAGAATCGGTTTGCGTTTGGTTGCATCGGCTGCGTCTTTTTCGTTGTACCCCTGATCCAGAATCTTATACGCCCAGCCTTCACGCCGCAGGGCAATCACAAACGTCACCGCCCGGAATGTTGTCCCGTTGCGGATCTCAACCGGCCCTACGCTGACGCGCTGCATCTTGGCTTCGCCGATTGCGATGCTGCGTCCGTCGATCGTGAATGTGTCCGAATTGACTGCGTCCTGATAACTGAGAATCCACGTCGGAACAACAGACAGATTTTTCGTGATGGTCACAACTCGCCGCGAATCGTCCATCTGCTCAGGCGGTAAAAACGGATCGCCCGCACTGTTCACAATGCCCTTGCCGTCCTTGTCCTGTGTGGCAGGTTTTGTGAACTGTTCTGTGTCCCATGTGATGTACGTGGGATCGGATGTTGGGACCGTGTTGATTGCTCGTTCTGTTGAGTATGTCGCTGTCACGTCCCAAATACGCCAGCCCCGCACACATTGCACGTCCAGATCGGTGCAGTATGCGTTGCCGTCGCTGGGGAACGTGTTGCCGATCACCGGCAGGCTGCCGTTGCTGCCAACCGTAAATGCGTTGTCTGTTTGGCTGGAAGTCGTCAGCCGAAACACGCGCGTGTAAGTCCTTACGCCGCGGCTGTTGGTTGCCCGTCTGCCTTCCGCCAATTCGCCCACGTATGTGACCGCCATGTTTTCTCAGTCCAGCAGATTGCCCACGACTTTGTTCACGAATCCGTTCTTGACCGCTTGGAAGATGTTTTCCAGTGGTTGCAGTAGTTTATCCGTCTGTTCCTCAGTCGCTTCCACCACCGGGTCTTGCGTCTGTTCAATTGCTGCTCGGATCGCGTCGAAGGCTTCCGCGCTGCCCTGCTGAACAGCCCCGGCAAACTTCGCCATCGGCCCGCTTCTGCCCGCTGCTTCCTTGCCGCCAAACAACTGTGCCGCCATGACGTTCGCCTGCAGCAGCTTGCCACCCAGCCATGTATTGACCGCCGACACAATCGGCTCTGCTGTGCCTTTGGCGTTCTCGATGAAGTTACCCAACGCCTTGCCGAGATCCGGCGGTGCTGCGTTTACAATCTGATCCTCAACGGCCTTCAGCACGTCCGGCTTTTTGCCCGCACCTGCTGCGCCCTCCAGTTGCTTCAGCAAACCGGCCAGACGTGCCTGCGCTTCGTCCAGTGCAGGACTACCGCCCGGCCTGCCCTGCGCGTTCATTCCTGCGCCCAGTGCGTTGCCGATCATCTTCAGTGGATTGGTCAAATCCAGTGCCTGTTGCGCCGCGGCTGCGGTGCTGGTGATCAGTCGGCTCATCAACTTTGGCCACTGCTCCTCCAGATACGCCATGCCCACGTCGATTGCCGCCACCAGCACGTCCGCCAAAAACTTCGCCTTTTCCGGCATTGCCGAAAACGCCTGCAGGATCTGATTGGCCTTCGTCGCCATCGCCGTCAGGTGTGGTAGAACCATTTCGCCCAGCATTCGCCCCAGCGTCTGCACGCCTTCGATCAATGAATTCCACTGACCTGTGAACGTCGCGTTTGCCTTCTCCAACGCTCCGTAAAACTTGCCGCCTTCTGCAGTCGCCGAAATCAGTGCCTTCTGCACCATGCCGAAACTGATTTGCCCGGCCTCACGCATCGCCATCAATTCTGCGGTGTTTTTGCCTGTCGTTTTCGCCAGTAGTTCAAAAAGGTTGATTCCGTTTTCGGCAAACTGATTCTGCTCCTGCGCCATCAGCTTTCCTTTGGCCTGAACGTCCGTGTAAGCCTTGGCAAGAAACCCCAGCTTCTCGGAATTGCCCATCGCCAGATCGCCCAGCAACTGCATTGTGGGAATAATCTCGGTTTCCCCGACTCCCTTCGCCAGCAACATCGTTGCGGCTTCGCCTGCCGATTGAACGCTGAACGAAGTCCTTGCCGCGAACTTCTCCAGCTCGCTGAACAGTTTTGCGCCCTTGTCCACGTCCATCAGCAACGTTGAAAACGCAGCCCGCGCAACTTCCGCCTCCGCGGCCAGATTCACCACGCCTAACGCCATGCCTTTGACCTGCTGAACAGCCCCCGAAAACAGGCTGCTCAACTGCATTCCTGTGAAGGTCTGCAACACGCCATTGGCAAACGATTTCGCCTGCCCCAGTGCGTTGTCCAGCCCCTGTTTCAGTGGTCTGGTATTCGCTCCGATGTTTACGGCCAATGTTCCGAGACTAGCCACGGCGTCTTGCTCCTATTGCCTGCAGTGCCATTGCTGCAACGTCGTGGCTTGCCGGTTTTGCTTCCTGCTGCTCACCACGCCACCACATTACGCTGTTTGGTGTCACGTCTCGACCTCCCAGTGCTCCGGCAACCATCGCCGCAAAGATCCCCAGTGCCTCATGCGTGCCTCTGTGGCCAATCGGGTCAATTGCGTCCTTCGCCTGCCATTCCTGCCATTGCTGCGGTGTCATGTGATCCAGCATGGAATCCACGTCCAGCCAGCCCATCACCTCGGCCAGCCGATACGCCGTCAACCTCACTGGATCACGTTTCAGTTTTTTGCTGTGGTCTCGATGTCCGCAGCCGTGAATCCTGACAACCGCTGTGCTGCGTTCACGATTCGCTCAACCACGTCCGCCCGCTGTTGTCCAATTGCCTGCACGTCCGCTGTGGTGAACAACGGAACGCCGTCATCGGATTTGCAACAGGCCACCACCAACCGCTCACGAATCTCCAGAACACGCGCGGCCACTGGTCCGGATTTGCCCTGCATCGACTGTTCAAACCGTGTCCGCTCCAGTGCTGTCATGCCCCACACCGGAACCACCACGCCCTCACCGAATTCCGGAACCGGTACGTCCTCCCGTGGGACTGGTAACGGTGTCCGAAATGCTGCCGGGTCAATCACTGTTCTGCTCATCGTCGTCCCCCTCAGAATCGTCTGTTGTTTCCGGCTGATGCAGCTTGAACTGCGCCCGCACCGCCGCGTCAATTTGCGCCTGCGTCATCGCAGCCGCCTTCCTGCATTCGTCATCCAGTGGGACCGCTTCGCCATTGCGAACCAGTGCCACGCAATTCGTTTCCGGGTGCTCCGTCTGGTCAATGACCGTTCCGACCGGGACAAACCGCCGACTGTCGGACTCGACAATCAGCGGGCTTTGCCACGAATCGACCGCACCCAAATCTCTGGTGGTTCTGCACTTCATTCCGTCACCTCATCAGGTAGGCAATACCGGGCAACCGTCACACTTCAGCGTGATTGACGATCGCAGCCCGTCGGTTGCGTCGCCGGTGATGTCAACGCTGATCCCGGAACTCACAAACGTGAGTTCCGTGCTCGCGGTGTTCGCAAATTTCACTTTCCAATTCACGTCGTTCGGCAATCCGTTCGTCGTGAGGTGTGCAGCCACCGCCAAATCGGTGATTGCCTGATGTCCGGCCAATGCGGGATCATACAGCAAATCGAACGTCACGCTCCCGCCCTCAACGTATCCTGTCGGGTCGTATTCAACGCCCGCTGTGCCGTCCAGTGTCCGGCTGTCGTAGGTTTCCGTTTCAATACCGCTGATTGAAAACCCTGTGACCTGTGCAACCGCCGTGTAGGTGGTGCCGCTGGCCTGTTCAATCACCGTCCCTTTGACTTTCAACTTCGCCATTTCTCACTTCTCCTATGGATTGAAAATGATGTCATAGTCCAACGTTATCGCAAACACCCCGTTGTCGCTGCCGTCCGTTGCAGGCTCGTAGTCGTGGCTTTCAGAATTGAATATCGTGGCCCCAACCGTAAAACTTCCTGCCGCTCCGCTGTAGTCCGTCAGTCGTGTCTTGACGGCGTTTGCGAGTGACTCGGTTTCCGGGAACGTCCGGCCCTTGCAATCCACGTCAATCACGATGCTCCGGAGTGTGCTCGTGCTTGCGTCCAGACTCAGGAATTCCTCGCTGTTGAGCTGCGTCAAAACGATGTAGGGCAACGCCGCTTTCTGCGGTGCTTTGTTGACGTAACACCGACTGCCAATCAGGTTGCTGACGGCTGCGGTGTTGATCAACAGATTCAGGATTCCGGTTATCACTTGTTTCGGTTCCCCTCAATCGCGATGCCCTCGGACATATAAATGCGAATGATCTCGCGAATGTTTCCGCTGTACCCGGACAGCGTCACCATGATGGGACGTGCCTGTGGTGGCATACGTCCGCGGTTTGCCTTTTTGCCTCCGGTGTCCAGTCGCACGGACTTGCCTTTCCAGCCACCGCGGCCACGCTTCCCGCCAACACGTCCGCGTTTGGTGCCTGTGATGCGGTTCTGTGTGCCGCTGAACCACCAGTGCACGTTTGCCTTGTCGATGCCAACGCCTGCCCGCTTGCTGTCCTTGCGAGACTTCTGAGTGGTTGCAATCTTTTCCCGCAACTGCGACGCCTTCGCCTGCTGTTTGTCTGTCAGTCGCTTCCTTCGCAGGATGTTCGGCCCAACTCCCGCCCCCACTTTGACAGCCCGCCCGCCCGCGTTGTACTTGCGTTTCACGTGCCGCCACGCCACAGCCTTCCGCACGCTCTTGTACCGCGTCGGAATCTCTGCTTTGACTTTGTCCCGCCCAAACTTTCCGACCGCCGCCAGTGCCTTTGTGGCCACCTTGCCCTCAACGGTTGCCAGCATTCGCTGCGCAGCTTTCTGCACACTGACCATGTCCACGTGCGCGGCCAGCAACTGACCATGTCCACTCAATCCAGACGCGAACGTGGAAAACATCAGGTTGTCCGCTTTCGTGTCTGAATTTCGATGGAATTGTTTGCCAGATCCACGTTGATCACGCTCACGATTTCGTAAACCTTGCCATCGGTCAAAATCCGCATGTCCGGCGTTGCGTTCTCCAGCGTCTTTGACCACGGGCAATTGAACACGAAATCAACGTCAGACTGCACTTGCGAAACACGCCAGAACTCCCGACCGCCACGACTCCGCACCGATGCCCACGCCGTGCAATAGGTGCTCCAATTGGAGTCCGTGTTGCCGTTGATGTGTCCAGCCGCGTCCGCAGTCCCGGCCAATCGCTGAACCGTGATGCGGGTGGTGTAGTGCCTGTGGCTGGTTTTGGGGTCGCACTTCATTGGATCACCGAATGATACGCCGTCCACTGCAACGAACTGATCAGCCGTCGATACGTCTCCGTGTTGCCCTCGCAGCCGTCCCACATTGCCCGGCAGTATTCCACGATTGCCAGCTTTGCCGCCCTTGGTACGCTCGCCGCTGTGCTGCCGTAGCCTGCCACCATTGTCACCTCAACCTTATTCGGTCGATACAGACTGGTGTTTGGCCACTGCTTCGCCTCTTTCAGCCGAATCTCTGGCGGTGTGCTGGTCAGGTTTGCGTAGTAATCGGATGCGGAGAACGTCTGCAAAACGTCGTCACGGTCGTAGTATTTGAGGTGCGTGATGGACTGGATCGGGGCGAGTCGAATCTGCACCGGCCCTAGCAGGCTGCTGAAGTCCTCTTGGTACATGACTACGGTTTGCGTGATCAGTTTGCGGTACGTGTCGGCCTCAACCTGCAAACGTGCCGCCTTCAGCATGTCGTTGATTTCGTCGTCGAAATCGCAGCCCGAAATCCGCAGCCGTGTTTTCAGTTCTTCCAGCGTGATCGGTTCGATTGACGGCCCGCTGGTTGTGGTGAATGTTGGGCTGGCTGGTTGCATTTCTCCGGCTCCTGTTTGCTGCACTCGATCCCGAATCCCTGCCTCACCAACTCCAACTCAATCCCACGCCCCGGTGCGACGATCGCGCCAACCGGGAACGCCCTCCACTGCCGTGTCAATGTGATCATTGCAACCCATTCTCCCTTCGCCATTCGTGGACATACTGGTGTTTCGGCTGCATGTTTTGGTCGTACACAACGCACATTTCTTCGAGGTTTCCAATGCTGCAACTGGGTGCAACGTA